AACAACCAGCGCATGGGCGACCATGAACGACAAGGCGGAGTGGGAGCAACAGCTAAACATCTATGCGTGGCTGGTGGAGAAGGTGCGCAAGGTCAAGGTTGTGGACTTAGGGATTGTGGCCATCGTTCGGGACTGGAGTCGTCGGGATGCAGCTAATCGTGAGGGTTACCCTGAAGCTCCCATCAAAGAGTTGCCCATCAAGCTGTGGCCATATGAGGAGCGGGAGGCTTTTGTGCTAGACCGGATAGCTCAGCATTCGGCCTGTGAGTTTGCCATGGAGGCCGGCGAATTGTTGCCGCCCTGTACGCCAGAGCAGATGTGGGAGAAGCCGACTGTGTACGCGGTTCGCAAGAAAGGCGGCGTTCGAGCCAAGTCATTGCATGAAACGCAAGAGGCGGCAGATGAGGCGCGGGATGGTTTGGGCAAAGATTATGAGCTGGACATTAGGCAGGGTGAGCGTACTCGCTGCGCTAACTTTTGTTCAGTAAATCAGTGGTGCGTCCAGTGGCGTGATTATCAAATAAAGGAGGAAGTATGAGTGCCAACTATTATCAAGTTGGTGGCGGCCATTACACGGCCAAAGAGGTGCAGCCATGGGATGCCATGAAGTCGTGGATGACCCCAGAACAGTTCGAGGGCTATCTGCGTGGCAATGTCATCAAGTACCTAGCCCGCTATCCCGAAAAGGGCGGCGGCCTCGATCTCCTCAAGGCTCGTCACTACTTAGAGAAGCTGCTCGAAGAGGTCGATTCCAATGAGCAACCCGTTCGTAAACCAACCAAGAAAGTTAAAAAATGACAGTACATCGCAAGTTAATGGAGGCCAGAGTGCGGCTCCAGGCTACCGAGCTCAAGAAGTCAGGGCTCAATAAGTTTGCCGGCTACAGCTACTTTGAGTTGGGCGACTTCATCCCAGCTATTCAGCAGATCTTCTATGACGTGGGTCTGTGTGGAATCGTCAGCTTCAAGTCTGACTATGCCGAGCTATCGATCTATGACACCGAAGACGGCACTATGGTCATGATCACCTCACCTATGGCCGATGCCAATCTCAAAGGCGCACACCCCATTCAGAATCTGGGTGCCATGGAAAGTTACCAACGCCGCTATCTGTGGATGACAGCGCTCGAGCTTGTTGAGCATGATGCGATTGATTCATCTACTGGTGACGAGGCCCCTAAGCAGGCCGCCCCTCCCCCAATGGTTGTGAAGCCAAGACCGCCTGCCGTCATTGAGGGTGCCGAAGGCGAGTGGATGATAAAAGTAACACTGAGCCCCGAAGGTTCAGCAGAAGATTGGCTATCTACGGTGAACAAGGCGACTCGCTTTGCTTTGCAATACGCATCCTCAAAAGATGATGTCATGAAGATATTCAGGAAGAACAAACAGCTTTTTGATGTTGTGAAGAAAACCGATGCCGATTTCTTTACAGAATTGATGGCTCAATTCACCACAGTTAAAAACAAATTTACGGAGACAGCATGAGTACATACATTCCCAAGCCCAACACGGGCACTTTGTGGCCCAACGATTACAAGCGCACAGAGCAGCACCCAGACAAGCGCGGCGAGCTGGTGTTAGACCGAGAGCTCCTGCGTCAAATGCTGAGCAAGACCACCGGTCAGCCCACTGTGACGATTCAAATCTCCGGCTGGAGCAAAGTAATTAATGGCAAGGACTGTCTATCCATACAAGCTTCTGAACCTTATGTGAAGCCAGACGCTCCTGCCGCCCCTCGCCCAGCCCCGCAACAGATCAACGATGAAGACATTCCTTTCTAAGGTAATCGCATGAAAACTATGCAATTTGAGGCCATTAAGTTGGCCATCAAGCAAGACAAGGAGGGGTATGTGCTAACGCTACGCATGCACCCCGACGAGATCCCCGACGAGTTACTGCGTGACTTTGTGGGAGCTAGGTATCAGTGTGTCATGGTCAGGCTTAATGCAGTAGACAAGCCTTTGATTCGTGAGCAAGAGTATGCCGGCGATCATTTTGTGTCTAAGGCTGGTGCCATGTGCCGTGACCCAGCATTTTGGCAATATTTGCATGAGGACTTGCAAATCCTGAACGCATCAGAAGCAGAGACGACTGAGTGGCTACGGAACTATTTGGGCGTTCAGTCACGAGCTGAGTTAAAAACTAACGAGACGGCCCGCAATAGGTTGAACACAATTCATCAGGAGTTTATGGTATGGAATCACGAAAGTTAATACCGTATTCTGTTTATCTTCCGCCGGAATACTACGCGAAGATTAAGCAGGCGGCGCAGCACAGGCAGGCATCGAGCTTAGTTAGGGAGGCCATTGTGATGATGCTGGACGGCGGTGATGTTTACAAGAGCGGCTACAACAAAGCTATCCGAGATTCTGCCAAGGTGATCTATGACTGCAAAGAAGCTCAGATGGTTGCGGTCCGAGGCCGGGACCTTGGGGCGATCTTGACTGACCAGATTAACGATCTGGTGATGAAGTAGTTGCCATGAGACGCGGGAAAGTAACCAAGGGGAACACGATACCCTACGGCACTATGGTGGATGCAAGCTATGAACTGAGGCAGGCATATTACTACGGCGGTTACAAACATGATTCGATGTTTCCTGAGTTGCCAGGCCAACCCCCCGAATATCAAGAGTACGTTGACCCAGAGGAGGAGTTGTTTAAAAAGGAGATGGTTGGAGTTGTGCAAGAGGCGCTGGAAGCGTTGGCCCCAAAAGCAATCAAAGTTTTGTGTTTGCGGTTTGGGATTGGACTGACCCAAGACTACACATTGGAAGAGGTTGGTGATGCGTTGAAAGTTTCACGTGAGCGTATCAGACAAATTGAAGCCCAAGCGTTACGTGATTTAAAGCATCCACAGCGTTCAGAAAAACTCAAACAGTTGATTGGGTACTACCAAACAACCGCAGAGAAAGATGCCGAGCTTCGGTCTGAGCAGAAAAGACTAGACAAAGAGCGCTTAAAGAGGAAAAAGGCCCGAGAGGAAATCAAGAGCGCCAATTTCAAAGCTCGGGGTTGGGCTGAGAAGCAATTAAAGAAGGCTAAAGACAACTGGGAGGAGATTGAGCCCATGCTTGCAGACGCGCCTTGGATTGCGCAGCTGGAAAAGGCTCACCCAGAAATGCATCAGGAGTTGAAGTACATGGTGGGTGATATTTGGGGTGAACACGCAAAGCAGGTTTGGGATATGTACAAACAAAAAAGGGGACAAACATGAAACAGCACTTTTGCTCTGCTGAGAATTCATTGATTGAATATGAAAAAGAATGCAATTGGTGCGGAGAAAAGGAATGGGTAGGGTTGACTAAAGACGATATTGAGTCGTGGGAATTGCCTGATGCGCCAACAGTTGCAGAATTTGCTTGGTTTGTTGAAGCCAAGCTAAAGGAGAAGAACACATGACTTTTAGAGAAACCACAATCAAATACATCAAGGATATTCTTAGACCAAAGACTATCCATGAAGTGATCTATGCCGAATTGCAAGAAGCACACTTACGCAAGTTGGAAGCAGAAACGGCGGCTGAGTATGCCAATGCTGCTATGCACTACAACGAAGAAAGAATTCAAAGGCTTGAGAAGCGACTGACACAACATAAGGAGGAAGACAAATGACAACAGAAGATAGGCTAGATATGTTTGCAACAGAGGCAATGAAATCATATATTTTGCAGGGTACTGAATACAGCGCTCATTTTTTGGCGCTTCAGTCTTATCGCGTTGCAAAAGAAATGGTTTGTAACAGGCAGGTGGCTATTGATGAAATGCTCGGCGAAGGAAAAGATACGCTCATGTTTATTAATGAGCTTGAATTTACGGTGAGAACAAGTAATTGCTTAAAAGCAGCAGGTATTCAAACTGTTGGGCAATTAAAGCAGTGGACTAGAAACGATCTTCTTAAATTACCAAACTTAGGCTCAAAAAGCATCAAAGAAATTGACGAGGTAACAAAAGAAAATGGTATTGAGTTGAGGGGCTTAAAGCATGACACAAGATGAAATTATTCAGATGGCACAAGAGTGCGGATTGATTGGTATGCGCCCACATCTTGATGGCATTTATTCAGAATCACTTGTCGCCTTTGCCAAACTGGTAGCCGCCAAAGAACGTGAAGCCTGTGCAAAAAAAGCCGAAGCACAAAACTGCCACATGGTAGCCGCCGCCATCAGAGCAAGGAAGGAACCATGATTGAAGTATTGAAACAGATGTACCAACTGTTACTAACTGAGCCTTATGCGCCAGCAGTATGTGACAAACTTGAATCAATGTTGAGGAAAGCCATTGCAGAGTTGGAAAGCCAACAGCCTTTAGGCTACATCACCATTGGACGAGAAGTGCTGGAACGTGCGTTAAAAGCATTGTGGTTAACGGCAAATCCCGAATCAGAAAAAGCCATATTGGATATTCAGCAAGCCCTAGCACCCGCAGCAGCCCCACCACATTCAGCGTTTGAAATATTTGCGGAGAAGAACACATGATGACCATGAAAGAGCTTATGGAGAACCCAAATCATTCATCGCCAAACGGCAAGTATTGGGAGCCAGCATTACCACTCAACAAATGGACTGGATGGCGCGTCCGCGTGTGTGACGCTTGGGCGGTTTGGAAAGGTCAAGCCACTGCGATTCGTCAAACCACAAAAGCTGACATTGCCAACGGCATAGGAGGTGAAGCAATCCAAGCCAAAC